CCACAAACTCCTTCTCTCTCGAACTCTCATTTGTGGGACAAATGTTTCACAAACATAGTAAGAATATTTTATTATATCAAACTAAAATGAAACTTTTTGTGGGGGTGTTGAATCTCTCGATTCAGTTATATAAATATAGACAACATTTATTAAAAATCAACTGGTAGAAAAATATTTTTTTAATATTATCCGTAAATTCGACTCCAATCCCAATTTTTTTGTTTCTTTGAAAGTGAAATATCCACATTTACTATGTTCGTGTCCATCCGATGCAGCGTCCAAATCAGGTAGTATCTCATCACTCAATTCAGATATAAACACATAAATAAAGTCATTGTCGGACTTAACTCCATTGTCGATTGTAGGAATTGTTCCAATGAAATCTATATCATTCTCTGATAATTCAAAGTCAGTCTCCTCATATAATTCACGAACCGCGGCTTCTCTTGGAGTTTCTCCCCTCTCAATTTTACCTGTGGGAATGAACCATTGATTTGCATGAGATTGGTTTTCATTACGTTTACATAATAAAAACTTATCTCTGTATTTTAGTATTACACCTGAGTACATTTTAACTTAATTTGTATTTATAATTATGGATGTTTCAATAAATAATCACAGATTCGAAGTTATTACTCTTTTAGACCCACGTTCTCAACAAATTGGAATGATGGGTAAAAGATTTTCCCATATCAAACAAGGTATGTTGTTTTTAATGGGAGGAAAGGAACAATGTTTTTGGATGAAAAACTGTATTATACCTTTGGACATTATTATAATAAAAAATAATGTCATTGTCAACATCCATCATGATTGTCCTCCATGTCTTCAAGATGATTGTCCTTCTTATTGTGGTAATGGGAATATCGTATTAGAATTACGTGGAGGTGCTTGTCAAAAGTTAGATATCAAACCTGGAGATACAGTTAATTACTTGTTTTAGATTCTGCTATTTTTTCCTTCAAAATTTTTTGGAATTGGTTTGCAATCATTTTTGTGAACTTAACCGTTGGACTATCTTCTGAATCATTATACTTGTACCCACCTTGAGGAGGTCTTGTACTTCTACCAAGATAATTTAACCCTGATATGTTTGTGATACATTTGTGTCCACCTGAATTAGATTGTATCAAATCCCAAGCATTGACCCCAATTTTATCCAAAATTTTCATCTCATCTTCTGTCAAACTCTTGAAAGGTTTTTCCATCATAGACTCAATTTTACTCATGACTTTTTCACCATTATCCATGAACATTATTTTGTCTCCATACAACGCCTTAAAATCTTTGAATGTGAATCCAATACTCTCAGGTCCAACACTTGTTTCACTAACCCACTTTATTGTCGATAATGGGACGGTTTTTTGTCTTAATTGTTCTTCCCACTTACCCAATACTTCCTGAGCAATCTCACCCAAATTTACACCTTTAAGTTCTCTATCTTTTTTGAATGGGTTACAAGATGCTTGGACAAGTCCCATCGGCCATGCCATAATTAAAAAATCTGCCTCAGGATTGTTCTTGTATGGAGTATATCTATCATAAGAACCTGGCTTGAACATACTTCCTCCACCATATTGGAAAATAATATTATCCGTTACGGTTGGAAATGATTTCATTTTCTGTGTATAATCTTCAGCGTTTTTCTGTAGTTCTTCAGGTGAAGGTGCTCCAACCGACTTCATCCAAGATTTGATATTATTCAAAATAGACATTAGAGATGGTTGTGAATCCATAACTAACATCTCCAAGAAACCAGGTTTGTTCTTGAACGCTAATAATAGTTTATTAATTACTAACCCCAACAACATCTTATTTCCTTGAAGAGAAGTTTCTCTATCGAATCGGTAAAGATAATTGACTACGTCTTCGGGACTTAAGTTTTGTCTTGCGAAATCTGCTGAGTCAACTGTATTAATTAACAATATATCTAATGAAGGAAAAAGTTCTTTTGGTGAAACGACCTGTGATATTGTTGCAACATTAGATCGAGATTGTCGGAATGATGTAGATTTTGTATCCTCAGCGCCAGCCTGTCTATCATGATGGTCTGTGTGAATAACGAACATTGGTTTTCCATGTGCAAAGTCAACAAGTACTGGCATGGTATCTCCCATTGCGTCATTCTTTTTTACTGCGAATTCTTTGTCCCCATATTGAATGACGTGAGCATCAACAACATCAATACCATTATTCTCAAGGTAATTTTTCATTGCAATTGCAGTAGTTACACCATCTAAATCTTGATGGAAATAAATTTCTGCTTTGGGATATCGTTTACTTAATTCTTTAATATCCCGAATACCACTTTCCTTTAATATTTTCTTCATTAATTAATGTTTGAGAGTTAATAAGTATTTTGATTTGTTTACTAATAACAACATTTCATCCCTAATATTTAACAAATCAGTATCATATCTTGAATCAAGTTGGTCCGAAAACCCAACCAAAAACTCTGTGATACCATCTAAAAAATTTTGTATACTCAGTGAATTTATATCTTGAAACATTAAAGCAAATTCGGGTTCAAACTCGGGTCTTCCATATTTACCCATCATTGCCTCAGTGAAGTCATCTATCAAATCTCCGAGTCCGTCATATATTTTTCCATAAGTTTTATGTTTAGCATACCCAAATGTTTGCCAATGTAGAAACTTCCATTGAAGTTGTATTTGCACTAATTTTTTTATAAATTCTTCCGTCATAGTGATAAATATACAAAAACAAAAAAAAAAGGTCGTATAGACCTTTTTAAGTTTTGGATTCAAAATCAAGAACCCCTTGTTTTTTTTGATTAATAAAATGTTGTACCCTTTTTGTCGCCACTTCACAATAATTAGGACTAATCTCGATTCCAATCCATCTTCTTTCAAGAATTTCTGCGGCAACCAAACTAGTTCCGCTTCCAGCGAACGGATCCATAACAACATCATTCTTATAGGTTAGAATTTTTATCGCTTTGGAGGGAATATCCATTGAAAATGTCGCCTTTGTCTGTTGTTTAGTGTCCGCGAAGTATTCCCACTGACCGTAAACCAAACTCATAAATTCTTTCTTATCTTCATCTTTGTATACAGTCTTCTTCTTTGTACTACCATCTTCTTGTTCAACATCAACAATCTCAAATCCCCATTGTGTCTCACCTTTAACTTTCTTGATTCTATTTTTCTTATAAGCAAGGATTACACATTCCTTTGGATTGTAAATGTATGGTGATGAGGGAGACATCCAAGAACCCCAAGCGGTGGTCTTACTTCTGTGAGGAGAATCTTCGTCAAGGTCAACAAGACCATAGAATTGGAATCCAACCTTTTTCATAACGGACCAAAATTCAGACATAAAAAGAACTCTACCTCCTCTATCTTGTACGTTGATTTCATACGGTATGTTGATAGCAATTCTTCCATCATCTTTCAATACACGAAATGATTGTGTCAACCATTGCTTAGTGAATTCCCAATAGTCTTCCATACTCTGATTATCATCATGAGTATCATAATCAATACCTACGTTATATGGTGGAGATGTAACAATCAAGTCAATCGTTGATTCAGGTAATTTACCTATCTCAACAACACAGTCGCCATTTATAATCCTATTTGTTTCTAACATCGTAATTTACCTTCGTTTCTTAATTGTTCTCTAATTTTGGTTGCAGAAATATCACTAACTTCTTGAGGTGGAATATGTTCTATAATATCGTATCCAACTCCTCTACCAAAATTAACTGACTCGATATCAGGAATAATGATAACTTTAACTCTACCCTCCTGAATTAAGTCTAAAAGTCCTCCAGTGATTCTATTCTCAACCTCTTGTGAAGTATAAGGATTTTTATCGTCAGGTTCAATATCTCTAATGCAAATTAAAACATTTTTACCTTCATCAAGACACTGATTCATTAACCATTTGTGCCCATCATGAAATGGTTGAAATCGTCCCACCAACATAGAATACTGTTTACCACCAGTATTTTTTAACTTGGGGTCTCCCTCAACGTGAATCTTTTTCATATTTGTTTTTAATTTGGTTTTATAAACTCTAAAATTATATTTGCAGAATCATTAATTGAAACATTCGTTGTATCAATATCTATATAATTTTCTGTCGGTGGTTCATAGTCTTGTACGAAGAAACTTTCTCTGCCACGTATTTCTGTTGTATGAACATAAACTTCAATAAGATTATTACCCATCTTTGATTTGAACTTATCTCTTTGGTCTTTATATGGAGATACCAAGGAAACAAATAGGTGTCTCCCTTTGTTATGAAGATATTCTGAGATTTGTTGTGCAAGTTCAATATTCTTTCTACGCCCAACTTCAGAGTAATCCTTATTATCAAATAAATCCCTTAAATCATCTCCATCAATATGGAATACATCCGAACCCATGTTTAACATCATTCGTTTACATAGGGTTGTCTTACCTGATCCAGGTTGTCCTGTTAACCAAATTATCATTTTTCCAAATTTTTGATTTTACGGTCTAAATAAAATGCTGCTTTCTTCAGGTCTTCAAGTTCTTTGGTTTGGTCTTTTTTACCCGCCCTTGCAACGTATTTAACTACGTTGAATAGGTAAGCGTCTTTTTCAAGTTCCCAAGCTTCACATACTTTAATAACCTCGTACGTATTGTCCTCACCACCATAATGGTTAGGATGATTTACCATTTCTTTACTCATTGTTTTTACCCCACTTTTTTCCGATGTAATCATTGTATCTATCATATTTTCTTGGACTATATAAAATCCAAACAAAATAGATATCAATGAACCATTCTATCTTTTTGAGTACTTTTTTAATTTTTTCCAAAATATTGTTCAATAGTTTCAAGTCGTTCATCAGCATCTGCCAGCATACGGAGAGCTTCTTCAGCATTCTCATAAAAGTCTTTTGTTGAATGGTCACCAATACCTACACCAGTATTACCCAACAAATCCAAGGTTAATAACGCCTTTGCTTTATCTGCCTCCGCTGAGGTCTTTAACATTTTGATTAGATTTTTATTCATAACTTTCATTTTTATTTAATTATATCCAATATTTCTTTATCAGTTTTTCCCTCCATGTGCATGTTGAAAATGAGAGAACAAGTATCATTCTCAAAATACAACATATCACTTTTTCCGTAGTATTCTTTCAATCTTCCTTCTTTTAGGGCAGAGATACACTGTTCAAGTTTTACCCATCTCTTGTTAACGCTCATTTTGAAAATATAATAATTTTAATTTGTAGAATCAAAGTTATTTATTTTTTCGAAATTTACAACTTGAAAAATATAAGACATGACTTTTCTTTTGATGATGGGTACCATCGTTTCCTCGAATGGAAAATTCTGTAAACATTTGATTTCGAATATCGGCAAGGACTTATAAAATTCGGTTTGATTCCATTTTGAATTTGAATCAATAATTTCAGTAAGTGTTCGTTCATCAACTCCACCCTCAGATATCAAACTCAAATGTGTTCTGTTTGTGGACTTATCTTTTTTGTCAGACTTAATTTCATACTCCCACACATACATTTTTTCTTCGGATTTTCGATAGAAAAAAATATATCCTAAACTTGATCCTAAATTGTTTTTGTTTTTTCGTAAATACAAATCAATAGATTCGAATGCGATGTTCCATATTGATTTGGCAATGTTAAAGGCATCAAATAGTTTTGGCCCCGAAAACTTTAGAGTTTTATCTAATTCATTTTCTTCTTGTTCGGTTAACTGTCTTGGTTTCTTTGGAGTTAATTCTTTAACAAGTATTTCATCATCAGGAGATTCGAATTTCTTGTTGGTTAACAAAAGTGTATTCTCCTTTGAGATTGACTGAATATTTGCAAGATGTAATGACAATTCCACAAAATTTGGGTATAACTCAAATTTATCAAAACTTTGGTCACATTTCTGTAGATAGTCCAACAAGGTATATTTGTTGTACTCGAAATCCAATGGTTCTTTGAACATCCATTCTGGATTTAATTTGAATGATATCTTTTTCTTTCTACCCA